AACAAGAAATATCCGTATTAATGGAATTCAGCATAAAGCCAGTGATATGTCAGAAGAAGAAATCAAATGCCTGCTCATCCAGAAACAGGATGAACTTCTTCTGAGCATGAATTACGAAAGAAAAGCCGCCGGTTAAGGCGGAGAAAGAAGGACAAACATTATGAAACAGTACATAATCATAGCCCTCTGCATCCTTGCAGGGAAATATGTGGACATCCCGATCTGGTTTAACATCCTCTTTGGGATATCCGCATACTGGGCGGTAGATCAGCTTAGAAGAGTTCAGGAGGAAGAAACATGTTCAGAGACAAAATAAGAGAGATTCTGGAGCTTGTACTCAAAGCTGAAGAAAAGAATATTTATGTGGCATACAACTATGACACAAACACAAAAGCATTAACGATTATAACAAATGCAAAGGTATTTGCCTTTGAAGACAATGAGTATATGGAAGAATGGTCAGAAGAATGCATTCAGTATCTCAAAAACCTGATCGGGGAGAGAACAGAATGACTGAAGAAGAAAGAATAAGGGAAGTAGAACAGATTTCCAGAAGAACCAAAGAATCCGTCAAGATCCCGCCAGATCAGCAACGAATCATCCGTATTGTTCGATTTAAGAGCGGAAAACTGGCAACTTGTATAGGAATGCTGGAAGATGCCATTCGAAATGCAAAACGAATGGAAGAACTCTACGGACCGATCGAACACATAGAATAAAAAAGACTCATGTAACGCAAATACATGAGCCGGGGTGACTTTTGCCACTTGGATATCGAACCTATAAAAAATATAACATCCAGGTGGCGAAAAGTCAAGATTTAAGCAGGAGAAAACCTGCTATATTTTTAACCTTTTTCAGGGGACAGGGAAGTCCCTTCAGGGCTTGATTAAGGGTATTAAACTTACGACACCGGGGTGACATATGAAGTGTGGATACATAAGAGATACATGGGATTGTGGGGAAACCTTAGAGGTAGAGGAAAAGCATACAGGAAGATATGGTGCAAGGGGTCAGAAGAGGGAGCCGAAGAAGGAACCCACCCCGGAAGATATCATAAGGCAGAATCAGTGGAAGAGGGTGAGAGAACTCAGGAGACTGGTAAAGTGGAACTTCACAACCGGAGACAGCTGGATCACTCTCACGTACCAGAAGGACAAGAGAGTAAGCTGGGAAGAGATGATAAAGCATATGCAGAAATTCATAAGGCAGCTTCAGACCAGATACCGGAAATACGGTTGGATCTTAAAGTATATCTGGAGACCACAGATAGGAAAGAGGGGTGCGATCCACATCCATATCCTCTTAAATGCCGAATCAAATACAGAGACCCGAACAGAAAAGATTGTCAGGGAACTCTGGACACATGGGAATCCGAACATGAAAGTTGTATACGACCTGAAGAACGGAGATCTGGCAGAGTACATAGCAACACCCTTACAGGAATGGGAACCGGAAAAAGCAAAAGCATATCATCCGTCCAGAAACCTGATCCGCAAAGAACCGGCCAGAAAAGAAATAAAAAGACGTTCCCTGATAGACAAAGATGGAGTAGTCAGAGAACCCAAAGCCCCCAAAGGTTACTATGTGGATCCGGATTCCATCAAAAAAGGGATCAATCCTGTGACAGGATACGCATACCGCCATTACACACTTGTAAAGATAGACAGGAGGATTTGAAGATGGACCAGAAAATGGCAAGAGTAGATATTTCCCTTATTGTCAGTGACAAAAGCGCAAGGATAAAGAAAGGAAGGTGCGTATACATCATTGCCAGTCAGGATTTCCCCAAAGGTCCGGGGAATCCGATCAGCGGCAGAGAAGAAGCAGAAGATACCACACCGCACCGTCTTGTCATGCTAGGACTGATCGCCGCTCTGAAAAGAATACGCAGACCGTCCCTGATCACAATCCATACAACCTGCCAATATCTTGCAAATGGTCATAAGAACCTTAACGTATGGAAGACAAACGGATGGAAAAGAAGCGGGGACCGGGAATTAAAAAATGCAGACCTCTGGCAGGAGATAGATAAACAGCTCAGCGGTCATGCAGTAAGATTCCAGACGGAATTTTAACACAAGGAGATGAGAACACAATGTTTGATAAATTTGGAAAGATGGATTATGAGGAACTGATCCGCACAGCAGCAGCGGAAAGAGAGGAAGGTGATCTGGAAGCGTTGGTCACCCTGGCAGTGGAAAACGGTCTGGAAAAAGAAGATGCAGAAGACTACATGGATTATATCGTGGACTCTCTTGCAACTCCTTACATGGCAGCAGTTGCCAAAATCGAAGGTGAAGCGAAAGAACTGGGAATAAAGGGACATCAGCTTGATCAGAAAGATACCATCCTGGCGTTATTGGATGGAAACGATGAACTGTGCCTTGCTGTGAGAAAAAAAGAGAAATCATTGACGGAATGCCTTGCGAAGATCCTCACTTTTTCGAGTGAGTGCGCAATACAGGTACCGGACGCAATTGTGAAACTGGCAGAATTTCGTATGAATGGCAAAAAGGAAGCCATGCGCAGCCCGGTCTATGAAGGCGGGGAGACCAAGGCAGACGTGCGCAGGATTGCAAAAGAATATTACCTGGAGGCGTAAGATGCAGGGAATTAAAGGATTTTCAAAAGAACTGGCTACTTCATACGGATCCGGAGTAAAACTTGAACCGGGAAAAACCTATAAAGAAAAGGAATGCAAAGTATACCGGAATGGCTGGCATTTCGTTGAATATGCTCCAGACTGCCTGAGCTATTTTCCTTTAGGCGCAGGAAACAGATATTTTTTGATCGAGGCAGCAGGAGACATCAACGAAGAACAGCATTTTCGCTGCTGCTGCACAGAGATTACCCTGGTGAAAGAATTGGATTTAAAAGCATTTGCCGGGATATCCATGAAATACATGATTCAGAATCCCAAAATGGATTGGGAAAGGACAGCTGCCCATCTGCAGATAAAACAGGAAATTGCGCGGGCACAAAAAGACGAGATTGCGATTGCACGGGGAAGAAATCCGAAAGTTTATTTACAGACCGGAGCAGTAGGCGGGCTGATGGAGGAAGATATAAACGGAGTGATTGTAGCTGCCAGAGTTTTTCTGGCCGATAAAGACGGAACATATTTTTTGAATTCCGGAGAGGTACGGAGGGAAGACGATGAAATATAAGCTGATTGAAAAGGTACCGATACCAATACCCAGACATAAGAACAAAAAGGATATCGGAGAAAAGATCATTGTAAAAGCCCAGACTGAGAAAGAGTACCTGATTCTGGATCTGTTCCGGTACAACAGATATATCAGCCGTTATGTATTAAACGCGGAAACCGGGGAGCATGCCGGCAGATATGAACAGGGAGACTGGAACACCCAGAAGCTGATCCGGATCATGGGATACGATCCTTTGTATGAAAGTTTTTATAATTCCAGAATACTTGAAAAAGTCAGGTGGGATACCAAAGAAGATATAGAAACTGTGAAAAATGCCGTACAGACCGTATATTCGGATAAATATCTTCTGTCTAAGATCGAAAGCATGGAAGAGGATTACGGTAAAGAAAAGCGTCTCCGCAGTCTCGATAACAAATACCGGAAGATTGACCGGCTTATGGAAGGGATCACAGATAACGATGAAGAATTTAAAGAGTGGCTTTATAAAATCTGCAGCACAGAAAGATATCTCTTCTGGAACAAAGGAAACAACACTTATGGATGCAGTAACTGCGGCTCTCAGATACTGGAAAAGAATTTGGATAAACCCAGACAGGGAGAAACCAGAAAATGCCCAGAATGTGGACAGCCAGCAGTGGTAAAAAAGAGAACACAGCGGATATGGAGCAAAACAAGAGCCTGCAAGCTGGAACGGATAACTCCGGAATATGGTGTCGCCAGACACTACAGGGCAGAAATTGAACACTGTATAAATGGTCACCGTGTTTTTCTGGAGGAAGGTGTACGTATTCTTTTATATAACAAAGGACATGTGAGACCAAACTATATGATCTTTTACAACCAGGACGGGGAAACCTATGAATGGAGTAACGGTTTGATAAGAAGTGACTGGTATACAAGCAACCCACAAAACAAACGGATGGAGGATTGCTTTCTGTATCCTAAAGGAATTCCGGAGGCATTAAAAGGAACAGAGTATGAAAGTGTGACAAATGCTTTTGTGGAGATGGCAAGACTGGGACTCATGCTCAATTACAATTCCCTCATGGCAGCAGGTTGTCGCCTTCGCAAGCTGGGAATTATGATGGAATATCTGGCAAAAGGACGTTTTTACCGTCTGTGTAAGGAAACTGCAAGATCATGTTGGGCATATAATGGCTCTTATTCAGGACCCTTATCCGTAAATGGAAACAGCATAGAAGAAGTCATGGGGCTGACGGATAAACAGAAGATCAATCGCCTCAGGGATGAGAATGGTGGATGCATCCGGTTGGAATGGCTCAAATATGCAGAAGCCTATGGCTGTAAGATTCCGAAAAATACCATGGACTATCTGGAAGAAAACAGAATCGCGACAAAAGAAATCGAAGAACTTCCGGATGAGATCACAGACAGAATGAGTATAGAACAGATTGTAAATTATATCCGGAAGCAGGCAGGAAAGCATTATGGGACGCCGCAAAGGGCATTAAGCCAATGGGTGGATTATTTATTCATGCGCAAGGCACAGAATAAAAATCTGAATGACGAATTGTTCTATAAGCCCAAAGACCTGAAACAGAGACATGACGAACTGATAACCGATAAAAAGAAACTGGACACAGTAAGAAGAATGAGTGAAAATCCAGAATTACGACAGCAGGAAGCCCGGATAATGGAAGAAAAGTTTCCTGGAACAACGGAAGTAATGAAAGAAGTAAAGGAAAAATATGAATTTGCAGCAGAGGGTTACAGAATGATCATGCCGGAAAACCCGGTAGAGATCGTTCGGGAAGGGTATGCCCTGCATCACTGCGCCGGAAGCTCTGAGAGATATTTTAACCGGATAGAGAACAGAGAGACTTTCATAGGTTTCCTGAGACGGGAGGAGGAACCGGGCATCCCGTTCTACACAATAGAATTTGAACCGGGTGGCACGATCCGCCAGAACCGTTCCTACTATGATGAGGAACCGGGGATAGAGGAAATACGCGGATTTCTGAAACTGTGGCAGAAAGAAATCAAAAAGAGACTCACGAAAGAGGATAAGAAACACGCTGCCCAAAGTGCCATTTTAAGGGAGCAGAACATAAAGGAACTTCAGAAAAACCAGAATACGTTTGTCCTGAAGAAACTGGAAGAAGATTTTATGGAGGCGATATAAGTGGAAAACATGACAACAGACTATCAGGGATTTAAAAGAGACACAGATCTTGCAGTCGAAAAGATAAGGACAGGGGCAATGACCATGGCCCAGGGTGCTGTAGAACTGGGATATCAGCTTAAAGTCGCAAGAGACACAGGAGTCCTTCAGGAATCCGGCTACAGTTCAATGGGAGAATTTGCCCGTGCAGAATATGGACTCCGCCCGGATCAGACGACGCGATACATACAGCTCAATGATAAATATTCAGAGGATGGATATTCCAGAAGACTGAAAGAAAAATATACCGGCATAGGCAAAACAATCCTGATGGAGATGCTGACGCTTCCGGACATTATAAGTGACGAGATTACAGAGAACTTTTCCAAAGAAGATGTAAGAGCCTTAAGTGCGGAACTGAAAGAGGAAAATGAGATCACAGATCTGGAAGTGATGATGGAAGAAACAGATCAGACACAGGAAGAGTTTCCTTCTATCCTGGAACAGACGGCATATCAGCTGGGGAAAGATCAACCGCAGATATATATAGACTTGTTCGAAACCCTTTACATAAATGAAAGCCAGGCAGCAGCAGAGATCCTGGCTCCGGATGAAGAGAAAATCTATTCCCTCCGTATCCCGGGAACAGGACGCATACTCTTATCGCTGAAACTAAGCGAACAACAGGTAAGATTGATCAATGTCCGTTCACAGGAAAAAGAGGATTTCACCTGGCAGCAGCTTGAGGCGGCATTTAGAAAACTTATGGATTTCACAAACGGACCAGAGGAATCCTGGAAAGAACAGTACGGAGAAGAATTTCCAAGAGAAGAGCCAAAGGAAATCAAACCAGATAAGAAACAGCCCAAAGTCCAAAAGGCAAAGAAACTGGAAAAGAAGAAGCCAGAAAAAATAAAACCAACTGGAAAAGTGGAAAACTCTGTGGATAACCATACAGAAGGTCAAAAAACAGCAGTTCCAGAAAAAGAGGACTCCGTACCAGGAAAGCCTAAAGCAGATTTCTATTCTGAAACGCCGGAATCTCAATCGGAAAACATAGAAAAAAGTCAAGAAACAGCACTTCCAGAGTCGGAACCACAGATTCCAGGTCAGGACAGCATTGAAAACCATCCGGAATATATGCCCAAACCCGTAGAACCGAAAGAACAGGAAATTGCGCCGGCGCAATCCGGATCAGAGCCACCGGCAGCAGAACCTAAGACCAGAAAAGAGTATATAGATACGTTAACAGCTTATGGCACAGCTGAGTATATAGCGAGAGCCATGCGACAGTTTACAAACAAGACATACAACACACTTCTGGATCCGGACTTTTGGAATGAATGGCTAAACGGAAAAGTAGATCATAACGGAAGACCCTGGGAAGATTAAGGGTGCCCTAAAATTCACATAGATACATCCTTCCTGTGTGAGCCTGTCAAATCACAGGAAGGGGAAAGGAGAAAAATGAATCTCAGACAGAAAAAGAAATTATTTAGAAAAGTAACCGGTCAGAATCCTCCGAGATGGATGCATTACAGTAGCCGCCGGTTCCATAATTTTCTTTGCAACCCCTGGGGCGGTCTGGCAGAGCTGAAGAAACAGGCAGCCACCAGAGCAGTAGAAGACTTTAACTGGAATATTTCAAGGAGAAATGAATGGATAAGATCGTCACATCGATACAGGAGATAAATTTAGAGGACATCAGATTCCCAATCATTGCAGTATTTGAACACCCGGAAGATTATCCGACGAAATCCATAGGCAGAATATTTGAATTAACCAAACCAACAGATACCGTGATTGTAAAAGATACACTGGAAGAACTGCAGAAAGATATTCAGACATACTGGATAGGGATATTCTTCCAGAGAACAGAATTTGATGTACCGTCAATGAAAGGATGCTGGGTATGAATCAGGAAGGATTATTATTCCCAAAAGGAACCATTAGAAAAAAACGAAAGAAGCACCACAAAAGCATCATAGACAGAGATGCAAAAGGTCAGTGTTTCATCTGCGGAAAAACAGGCTATACAGAACGCCATCACATCTATGGTAGTGCAAACCGCAAATACTCCGAGCAATATGGCTTAACCGTATATCTTTGCCCGGAATGCCACAGAACATCAGAGATATCTGCACACAGGAACAAAGAAGTCAGGATTACCCTGCAACGGATCGGTCAGAGAGCATTTGAAGAGAAATGTGGTAGCAGGGAACAATTCGTAAAGACGTTTGGAAAAAACTATCTGGAGGAAGAATATATTTAAGGAGGACATATGAACATAGCACAAAGAGCAGAAATATGTAAACATAGTACAGGACACATCGGAGCTGTAGCAGTATACACCCGTCCCACCTGTCCAAACATGCACATCATCAAAGGCAAATATGTTACGGCCAGAACGAACTGCAAGGAATGCAGATTCTATGAGGAGAGGAAATGAATTTATATGAAATCACAGACATAAAGACAGGAAAGACTATAGAACCGGCGGTTACGCTGAAACAGGCAGCAGAAAGACTGAAGTGTTCCGGAAGTGCAGTATCAGGAGCTTATTATGGAAATTATGCAATTGGTCATAGATATGCAATAGAAGTGATAGATACAGCCATTGCAAAACAGGATCCAATATGGACCGAATGGGAAATGCGAAGAAACTGGTTTTTAAAATTATGTGGGAGGACATAAGAATGACAGGAAAGAACAAAGAAGGCTATCCGGATCCGACAGCCAGCAAAGCAATTCAGGCAGCAGATCATATGCCAGAGCATACATATAGAGATTATTGCATACTCAGAGCAATGGCATACCGCATGGGATTAAAGATAACCAGGATAAAAGATTTAGGATCTGGAAAGGAATGGAGCCGATAAAAAGAAGGAGGCCGGGAACTATCAACAGCTCCCGGCTAAAAGTATGAAAAAGAAAAAGTTTTATTTGCAATTACTCTTTGCTCTGTACAGGTAATAATATATCCAGAAAATGTGAGCAATATGTGATACAGATTTGAAGAATTTGTGAAAGGGGAGCGATACCGATGGACAAGAATATCTTAAGTCAGTACATAGATGCCTGTGAGCTGATCAAAGAAACAGAAGAGGAAATCAAGAAGCTAAACAGAAAGAAAAAGACAGTGATACAGACAAATGTGTCCGGGAGCAACCCTGAGTTTCCTTATAACCCACAACATTTTAAAATCCAGGGAACAACATTTAACTATGCAGATGACAGCCAGCTTCGATATCAGAAGAAGATTTTGGAAGAAAGAAAATCCCAGGCAGAGCAGTTAAAAATAAACGTGGAAGAGTGGCTAAATACAATTCCTCCAAGAATGCAGAGAATCATAAAATACAAGGTCTTTGAAGAACTGACCTGGCAGCAGGTAGCTGGAAAGATGGGAAGAAGAGCAACTGAAGAAGGCGTTCGCAAAGAATTTAATAGATTTTTTGAAAAAAAGTAAAATTGTCCGTTTTGTCCGATATGTCCGATTTTAATATGCTATAGTATAAACTGAACTCAGTGGAAGATTATACAGAGTTCTCCTTCCCTTAGATGACTGCCAGTACCCACCTGGCAGATCACCAGAACATCTCACCGAGAGGGAGTGAGCGTGAGCTATGGAGCCGCAGGTTCGAAT